CAATTGCTACGATGATACACGCAGCAGGCAGCAAAGGAAGCCGCAAAATGACAGCTAATTCCTTCTACATGATCCACAATACTGCTGTATTTGCTGAAGGTGGTGCATCTGAACTTCGCAGCCTTGCCGATACGCTGGACACCATGACCGACCGAATAGCTGAAAACTACGTGAACGTAATTGAAAGCAACGGCAAGCTGATAAACGGAAGCAGGGAAGAAACAAAAATGCAAGTACTTGCCTGGATGGATAAAGAAACATGGTTTTCCGCTCAACAGGCACTTAATGTTGGTTTGATTGATGCCATCGAAGCAGAACAAACTTACATCACGCCTGATACCGCAACAGCGCTTAAAAATCAGATCCGAAACTGTGTAAACGTACCAACTGAACTTATGGCAGAACTAAACAATAACATCACACCCGAAGAAAAAACGATGTTTCAAAAGTTTTTGGCCTTTATGGGATTTTCGCCAAAAGCGGAGTGCGCTCCGGAAGAAAAGCCTGAAGAAAAAATTGATAATTCAAATTCAAATTCTACAGAAATGACAAATGAAGAAATGATTGAAAAACTCAAAGCGGCTGGTTATACAGTTGAGGTTGAGGAAAAAGAAGAGGAAGAAAAGGTAATGACTGAGGAAGAAATGGTTGCAGCGCTCGAAGCTACAGGCATGAAGGTAAAGAAAACCGAAGCCGAAGCCGTCACCAACGAAATCAAAGCTTTGCGCGAAGAAATCGCACGCATGAAGCAAGGCGAAAAAAAGCCACAGGTTACAGCCAAAACTGAACCTACTGAAAATCTTAGCCGTCGCGAACGGGCCCTGAAAGAATTTGCTGCCAAAAACGAGAAGATGCTCGAAACTGCTGCAAAATCGATTAAGTCGAAACTGAACGGCGAGTAACAAACAATTTTTCAACACAAAAATCTTTTTAAGATGTCCATACAATTCTTTAAAAAAGCTGCTACAAATCCATTTGTAAAAGCAGATTCAGGCGGAATCGTTATCCGTGGTATTGATACCGGTTACAGCACAGAAGCGCCAACTTTCAGCACAGTAATCGCTGCAGGCGGTAATAGTGCAACAGCAACTTTGAACAGCGGAAACGCTGCACAGTTTGAGTTTATCCGCATGAGCATTACTGACAGCCTCGGCAATGGTGGTGGCGGTGTTTACGCTGGTATTCCGCTTGTTATCGATACAACAAATGTATCTAAATCTCAAAACAGTTCGGGCCCTGATGCTTCAATCGAAGTTGTTTACAAATTAGTAGGTCAGGAGCAGGTTCTTTCATATTCTGTGAACTTGGATGCTGCCACTTTGGTAGCTGGTGCAACTATCAATACTTTGCTTCGCTTGGATTCCGACGATCGTGGCGCTTACATTGCAATTGATTCTATCACTTATGACGGAACACTTGGCGCTGAGGAAACAGTTATCCGAGTTGAGAATGCTATCGGCTTGGTTGGCTTCACTTTGACAGCTACAATTGATGGCGGTTCTGCTACTACTGCTGTAGTTGACAATGAAGGAGACGCACTCTTTACCATTGCCGGTATCAGAATTGCAGGTGCACACGCTGTAAAGGTTTATGTAACCACTGCAGGCGACCAATACAACAGCTTCCAGACTGGATCTTTCACGGTTTAATTTTTCAATCTCAAATTTCAATTAAAAAATGGAATCATTAAATATAAAGCTTAATTCACAGCAGGCAATTGACATCATGTTCGAGCCTGTTTTTGTGGACAAGGACATGATGGCAGATTTCGCCATTATCAAAAACCTGTATGCAGGTGAGTACAAAATCGGCCTGTTGTCTGCGTTGAAAAACGTGGTCGGCAAATTGCAGCCATGTTCTCCAAAATACAAAGGTAAATCCACAATGTCTGAGCGTTCATTGATCGCACAGTATGTTGAGGCGGGCACTAAAATGTGCTATGAGGAGTTTATCAACACTCATTACGATTTGCTTGCACCGCTTTACACCACTGCAAACGGCAATCCGGATCTTACTACTTTGATGAACTTGCTTACTAAGCAATTGGGCCAAGGCATCAAAAGAGACGTGAACCGCGTGGCATGGTTTGGCGATGTTGCCAGCGCTGACGATGACATGAACTGGGCTGATGGCGCATTTAAACACATCTCTGCTGCCGTTTTACTTGGAACAATTGGTGCCCGCACCAACTCAAACCAAGGTGTTCAGCTTACAAATCAGCAGTCTTATGAACTTCTTCAGGATGTTGTAAATGCTGCACCTGCTGCTCTAAAAACTATGCCGGCATCCGAAAAGGTGATCCACATCAGCGGATTGCTTTGGGACCAGGTTATCACCTACCTTGAAGATGCAGCGGTAACAAATGGTTTCATCAAAGTTTTCGAAGAAGACAAAGGCGGTATCTCCGGTACTTATCGCGGCATCAAAGTGAAAGCACATTACGAGTGGGACGAAATTTCTCAGGAGTATTTGGGCCTTGCTGATCAAAACAAAGTTATCTACACAGCTGTAGGAAACATGGTTATTGGTACAGACCTTCGCCCTGACGCTTCAGGTGGTGCTTCTTTCTTCAAGGTTTACCAAAACCCTGAAACTGATGAGATCACTCTTCGTGCAAAGTTTGTATTCAATACAAATATCGTTTGGCCTGAACTGTTCAGCGTAGGCCTTTAGTCATAAAATGGGGAGTTTAACCGCTCCCCATTATTTTCAAACAAAATATATTTCCTTTTAATATGGCAATTACTTCAGGTTTAACCACTTCATGCGCAAAAAGCTGCGCGGGTGGTGTAAAAAGAATTTGGATTGCAAATTTCGACGATGTTGCTTCTTATACAACCGATGTTGATGGGCAGATAACTGCTATCACTATGGTTGCTTTAAAAGTGTTCTATGAGGTCGAAATGAAGCGCAATTCTAAAGCATTCACGGAGCAGTTCAACGTTTCAGACGATGGCTGCAACAACTCCCTTACTCAAACATTGGTTGGTAATGGCCAATGCCGCGATCAAGACACGCGTAATTTCTTGATTGAAGTTGCAAAACAGTCTTGTTGTGGTATTATCGTTTGCCACGAGGAGAACAACGGTCAAGTTGTTGTTTGGGGCTTCCTTGATGATTTGAACGTTCGCATGGGCGGCGGCACTCAGATCACCACAGGTACCAACCTAACTGACCCTTCCCAGATTACTTTGGAATTGGTTTGTGATACTACTGTCGATGGCGCTGCAACTGTTTTCACTTTGGGAACTGCCGGTATTATCGCTTTGACATAATTTGTGCTTAGTTTTTTGGTTAAAAATTTGGTGAAGGCGGTTGTAATAGGCCGCCTTTTTAAACTTTAGCAACATGATAAAAGTAAAAGAAGAATTTAAGGGGTACAATGTGCCATTTAAAGGGCAAACTCTTGGAACTTTGCAGGGCAATGATCTGAAAACATACATAAAAGCGTTCCTATACAGTAAAAATCCCGATGTACTTTTAGTGTATTTTGACAATACGCTGGAAGAATTGAAAGATTTCGCAGAAAACGCACCAAAAAAGGTTATTAAAAAGCCTGAAATTAACCAAGAAATCACCGAATAATGAGCCGCAACAACAAGCCAAAACCAAAAAACAACTTTTCAATGCAAATAGGAAGCAGAGCCGACGAGGTTGTTCTGCCAAAAGATTTGTATTTTGAAAACAGCGACCCAACTCGGGCACTGTTTGGCTTGTATGATTACCTCCCGTTCATTCGTGAAGGCGAATTAGAACAATTTATTGCTCTTATCAATAACAGCCCAACGGCAAAAGCAATATGTAACAAAATTGCATACTATACTGTTGGTGAGGGATTCTATGTAAGGAAGGAAAAGGCGGTGCTGGGTGAAAAATCAGCACAGATTCTCACGCCTGAACAAAAAAACATTCTTTGGTCGGTTCTTAGCCGTGTCAATAGTGATGGTGATACTATTCTCGACATCTGCAAAAAAGCAGCATTCGACTATCAAGCCGTTGGTAATTCTTTTACCCGATTAGATGTTGTTCAGGGCTTTGCATTTGCATCACATCAGAATCTTAACTTTGTTCGCCCTTTCCGATCAACTGATTTAAAGACCCGATTCTTTGGTATTTCTGCCGATTGGGCCATATTGCCATATTCAGGAAGCAAGCGAGGTTATGAAAAGTATCAGCAGTATGAAATCCCTGCCACTATAAAGGATGTTGCTGCTTATCCACGTTGGACCGATGAACTTGAAGAACTTGAAGAATCAGAGTTCGGACAGGGCGCAAACCTTGCCGATCTTTACGGCTTTGATAAATCTTCAATGCTTCAATTAAAGCAGTACAGCCCTTTAATGTATCAATGGGGCGTGCCGAATTGGGTAGGCGCTAAACATTTTGTTGAACTTGAATATAGAATTGCAAAGTTCAATGTTTCACGCTTTAGAAACGGCCTCACATCTTCCGGATTACTGCAGCTTTTTGGCGATCTTACACCAGAACAACAGGCCGATTATCAGGAGGCGTTCATGCAGAAGATGACCAATACCGGTAATGATTTCAAGGTAATATTCCAAATCCTTGAAAACCCTGAACTTAAAGCTAATTGGGTACCGTTTGAGCAAACGTACAACGGTTACTTCATGGAATTGGCCGAGATAAGCAAAGACAGGATTGCGACAGGTTTTGAATTTCCTATTTCACTACTCGCAGCGACACCCGGGCAGCTCGGCAACAATCAGCAAATCCGTGCGGAGTTTGAATTACTTTATAGAACCAAAGTTTACGATATTCAACAAACGATTTTAAGGGGCATTGTTAAGCCATATTTGGACACAGTGGCAGAAACGGAAGGGCAGGAGTTTTTGAAAGGCGTGGAGCTTGATTTTATCAATATTGTTCCTGTTTCTTTTGCTGGTGATCTTGATGTAAATATGCTGCTTACCAAAACCGAAGGCCGTGAAATATTGGGCTATGCTCCAACAATTGAGCCGGCTATTACTGAAGAGAAAATTGTTCAGGAAGCTGTTGCTGCTGAAGATGCAAAGGAGGAGCCTAAAAACATTATTGCAAAAATTAAAAACTTACTCGGATGGCGCAATTCATAAAAGCTTTGGAAGTTGTGCGTGGCGGTTATATTCGCATTACGCCAACCGACACACAATTTGACCCAAATTTACTTGCGCCATATTGCGACAATGCAGAGCGAAGATATATCCGCGATCTAATCGGATCTGATTTTTGGGAACAACTAAAAGCAAACCGAACAGCCGGAACGATCAATTATAACACTGCATTTGGTCCCGTTGTACCTGCTTTTGCTGATGCTGATTTGGAGGCGCTGTTTCTGAACGGCAAACTGTTTGATCTGATCGGTTATGCAGTTGTTGAAGAATCGCTATCCTTTGCACACTTCAAAAT